TTGTAGCGACTAAAGATAGTATTGGCAAACAAGTGCATCTCGCCCTGAGAGGGGTTTGGCCACACAAACAAGTTACCCGTATCCGCGCCTGGGTTAAAGTAAATCGCCTTTGGCCACGGGCCACTTAGCGTTTTCAAACCAATCATTTCGTAGTCTTGCAGAGCCAACACCGCTACTGGGTAATCTAAGCCCCCGTTAATGATGGGCATACCATTGGAATTAGTGTTAATCCGCACAAAAGCAGAGTTAATCTGCAATGGCTTTTCGTAGTAAGCAGTTATCGTTGTGGAAGATACTGTTTGACTAATGTTTAGTTTGTATGTTCCGACTTCGTTGATGTTGCCACCAGCGCCTGTCAGAAAGTCAACAATCTTTGTGCCTGTCGTGATTCCTGTGCCTTTTAAGGTTTGCCCTTGTGCCACAGCACCAGAGCCGATGGCAGTCACAGTTAGCACATCACCAGTAATCGAGCCTGTAAATGATGCACCAATATAGTTAGCAGTTGATGCGACTGGGCCAATCGTGTATTGGGTTTGACCCGCAATGACTGGAAAAATAATCTCAGTCGTGTTGTAAACCATCATATCCTCGTTTGACCATTGGTCAATAAGGTCGTTCAGCATATCTAAAGCATCAGTAGCTGCATCCGAAGTCGGAGTTTCTCCAGCCTCTAATGCACCAATATCTTTTAATGCTCTGCTGATAATGTCGATTGGTTGAGTCATGGTTTATCCAAGATTTACTGTAAAAACTTGGGGAACCCATGGCAATTTAACCTTGTCTTTGGCAAGATTAGCAAGTTGTTCCTCTAGGCGTGATTCTATTATATTTACGCCTTCTCGCATAGCGTCAGCCTTGACCCAAGCGATTACATCTTCTTCTTTGACCTCTAGCAAAGGCTTACGCAGAACAGGGTCACCAAAGCGCCAATAGCCTTCGGTTTCTACTGTGGTGTCTAGTTGCTTGGCTAGAACGCTGTATTTGACTTCTTTAATTAGACCCTCAGTAGCGTCTATTTCGTGTATTTTCCATTTGTGGGTAATCATATTAAACCTTTGGATACTTGGTTTTCACCGCTTGGCAGTCGGCTATGTATTTGTTAATCTGTGCTTGGTCACCTTTGGCTATGCCATCCAAATAGTCAGTAAACGGGGGATATTCCGCTTGGCGTTTGGCTTTGTAGGCTTCTGGGTCAACCCATGTGTTGACTGCCGACATATCAATAGTTACTTTGTTACCTTCAGCGTCAAAAGCACCAGTTCCGTCATCAATAGTGACAACATTTGGATAAAGAGCATAAATTGCTTTGTGGTTCATGCCGAAACCTCCATAACTGTAATTGTTGAAGCACCACGGCCTGAGTAAGTAGCGTCAGAATCGTTGTAAGAACGATTTACAACCAATGTTCCAGAATAATTTTGAACTTGAATTTTGTATGTTAAAGCGGAAGTAGATGCTGGTGAATCTAAATAATTTCCAGCACCAGGCGCAGATTTATCATTATTTCCGCCTGGGCTAACAGAGCCAATAGTCGTTCTAATTCTTCCACCAGCCGCATCGCCTTGTTTGATTGCTGTGCTATCACGAACAATTCTAAAAAAACCAGTATCTTGTGGGCCTATCATTGTGTCGTATAAAACAAGTATTTTGCTAGATGCACTTGATGGTGTAATTGAAACCGATAAACCAGTAACATCAATAAAACTACCAGATGACACAGTTGAAAATGTGTCTGTCTTTGTTGTGCTAACCACTTGCAACACCCTACCAGAAGATGCTTGCACCGCAGAAGCACTACCCGCTACTACTGGGAATGTGATACCAGCCGTGCCGTCAAGAATCATTGTCATGTTAATTGTTCCTCAGTTGGTCTAGCCAATGTTGGATGATTCCATTCTTTTATGTAATCGCCTTTTTCGTCAGAGTCATTTTGTAATTTGATTACACTAATAAAATCACGCTCTGTTAGTTGTGGATATATAGTTTTGATTTTTTCGTAAAGTGTCATGTTATGCACTCCTTACCATTGCGGCTTGAAAATATGTTTGTGCGCTTCCAGTTGCCAACGCTTGACCAACACCTACATAACCATATATTTCAATGTAATCGGTTGAACCATTGCAATAAACTAATCCTGAAACAGTAAATCTATTACCTACCGAGCCACCACCAACACCAGCACCAGATTTAAAATTTGAGCCATTTTTATATATTAAGGTTTCTCCACCACAAAATGAAGAACTCATTGTTATTGAACCATCTACTACATAGTATCCAGCAACAGTAGGTGTAAATCGACTTGATGCAAACATTCCGCTAGTTGTATCCCAATCATTACTTGTAAATGTAATTTTTGTATTAGTTGCACCACTTAATGTTTGTGCTGAACTTTGATAGTAACTAAAGGTTGGAAAAGCAGTAGAGCCAACAGTAAAACCTTTTGCAAAAGCAACATTCTGCGAACTGTCAATAGTTAAAGCAGTAGTGCCAGCAGTTTGTAATGCTAATACGCCAGAGTTATCGCTAGTAGCAATAAAGCCACCAGCACCAGCAGTAGATGCGTTTAGGGTAGTGGTCATGCTAATTGTTCCTCAGTAGGTCTAACAAGTGTTGGATGTTCCCACTTGGCTATGTAATCGCCTTTGCCGTCAGAGTCGTTTTGTAGTGTGATTACAGTCATAAAGTCATGGTCTGTAAGTTGTGGATATATGGTTTTAATTTTGTCGTAAAGTGTCATCATGCCACCCTTGCTAAAAAGCCTTCAAACCTATATTGAAAAGAGCCAGTACCAGTACCTTGGGTAGAGCCACTATTTTGTTGTGCGTATGCTTCTACATAATCTGTTGAACCATTTAAATATGTAATACAAGTAACTTGCACAACAGTTCCACCTGATGGATTATTTGCATATTGCGTTCCACTTTTATAAGATGAGCCATTTTTATAAATAGCCCCCGCATAATTAGTACCTAATGTTCCGCCTATACCAAGACACGCTTCAAGAAAATAATAACCAGCCACAGTTGGTTGAAAACGATAGTTTGTTACGTTGTCAAAAGCAGAAGCAGTATCAAATTCTTTTGTATTTGTTGCTAACTTTGTCCATGTTGCAGTAGTCATTGAAAGACTAGCAGAACCATAAGCACTAAAGGTTGGCATATTGCCACTAACCATCACAGTACCCGTAGCGGCTGGCAAAGTTAGCGTAGTAGAACCAGACACCGCTGGTGCTTGTAGCGTTATCGTTCCGCTTGTGTCTCCAGCAATAATTACTTGACTCATGCTTATCCTTTAAAGAACAACCCAACGCTGTCCAGAGGCGACTGTCACCGCCTGACCGCTTGCCACAGTTATCGGGCCTACCGAAAATCCATTGTTTCCACTAGAAATTGTGTAACTTGTACTTACAGTTGAACTATTAACAAACAAACCATTGTTTACCACCAAAACAGTAGTAGTCATAGCCCCAGTTGTAGGGGTTATAGTGTCTGTTACATTGTTTTGGTTTAAAGCCATATCAGCAATCCACAGCGTTAGCGTAATCTGTATAAGTTTTTAACACACTATAAATTGCTGGTATCAAATCACCTTTTAAATCTTCCACAGCAATATAGTGTGCATTTTCTTTGATAGTCTGCAAGTTGCCATGACGAGCATCTTGAGATGCGTGAACAGCCACTTGGACTTGGATTTGGTCTTTTGTACCAAAAAAGTTTGTGATACGGGCATAAGCCGTATATACAGTTTGACCTGTCGTTGGGTTAACTGCGTTAATTTGTAAAGCCATATTTACTCCTTAGAATGTCATTTCGGTTGTACGAACTTGAGCAACCCAACGAATTGTCGTTGATGCTTGTCCAGTTACTGTGATTGCTAAACCACCATTGGTTGTGTCTGCGGTTACTGCAATAGACCAACCAGAAGCACCAGAATCATATGTTGTGCGGTTAATTATTACTGTGCCTACGATAGCCGTTGTTCCTACACCAGAACCACGCTTAATAGCACCTTCAATAGTCCATGCGGCTGTATTTCCAGCCCCTGTAACTCCCGCTATTACCTCTCCACGGAAGTAATACGCAGAGTTGTTGGGTAGGATTACTTGGTTTGTTCCGCTTGCCGCACCGCCATCAGATGTGATTACTGTTGCAGTTGCATTTGTTGTTTCTTTTCCAAGAATAAGTAGGGAAGTTTGCGATACACCTTGTGAAAAAGCAATAGGAAAATAACTAGCGGCAAAAGTAACAGAACCAGTTATTCCTCTTGTTGTTCCCAAAATACCGCCAACAATCGTTGAAACAGAACCAGATGCAATTCCATTTGCGCCACCAACAACAGTTGCATAACTGTTACTTGCAATATTTGTACCACCACCAACAGATACAGACGATAAACCAGTTGCTTGGTTATATTGACCGCCACCTACAAATGATTTAATGCCACTTGCAGTATTGTTTTGTCCGCCACCTACAAAACTCCAATCCCCACTAGCCACATTCCTATTAGCCGCAGTACCAGCATCTCCACCACCACCGATAAACGAATATGAACCCGTGGCTTGGTTGTTTCCTCCTCCTACTACTACTCCGTGAGGTGTGTAGAACGATAGGGTTGATGTAGATGAGCCACTAGCGGCTTTACTAAGTGTGAGGGCTGTTCCTGAGATTGCGGCAACATAGGTGTCACCAGCGATGGATGTACCTGTGATGTACTGGCCTACTTTGATGCTGGCATTGCTACCAGAAAGCGTGACGGCAGTTGTACCGTTCATCGTTCCTGATTGTGTAGTTACTGCTCCGTTTGCAGTTCCTGTATTGGTAAACCCACCACCAACAAAGTTTAAATATCCAGCCGCAGTATTTGAAGCCCCACCAACTATTGCTGACCTTTCGCCAGTTGTATTGTTTGCAGTTCCTCCGACAGTAACTGTATAAGCATTAGAAGATGCAAAGTTAGCACCTCCTCCAACCACAATCCCACCATAAGAACTTACAGTATTTTGTAGTCCAGCACCAATAAAAGAATATGCGCCACTTCCTACTTGAGTTGCACTAGCCCTACTTGTCTGCCAATCAACAGCATTAGCACCCCTAGCATTACCACCAGTAGCACTAGAGTCTGTTAACTGCGCCTGTAAAGCACCAGTTCCTTTTGGCTGTAATACCAATGGTATGTTTCCATCTGAACCTTGTGCCGATACTACGGGCGCAACAGTTGTAGCACCGCCAACCGCTTGGATGTAATTTGCTAGATTTTTACCGCCTTGTAGCGTACTGAATGAGCCAGCAACGGGCGTTGTGCCACCAATTATGTTGTTGTCAATAGTTCCACCAGAGGTGACCAAAGCAGATGTAGTTAAAGTTCCAGTAGAAGGGTTATATTGATATTTGCTTGAACTTGTATATTCTGTGCTTATTGTGCCACTTGTTGCGTTAGCAAATAAAGGGTATCGAGTAGCATTGGTAGTTGTATCGTCATTTAGCGTAATAGCGGAAGCCGCCGCCGCCCAAGTTGGTGTTCCAGAGCCATTAGAGGTTAGAACTTGCCCGATAGAGCCGACAGAAGTAAATGCATAAGCAGTACTAGTACCATAGGCGATACCACCAGCAGTAGGAGTAGCCGTTCCATTTGTGCCTCCACGATTGATAGCAATAGTGTTGCCGTTCCATGAGGCACTTGTAATTGAGCCAGCGTAATCAAGCGTATTTGTTGACCAAGATACATTTGATGGCGTTGAATCATGTCTATCCCATGAACCAGCGGCACTTGAGTTAGACAATAAAACAACTGTTACATATCCACCAGAATTTATTGTGGCAACAGTTGTGCTTGAGTAATTTTGAACAGTAATTGCACCAGATGACTGATTATTGTTAAATGTAAACAATGCCCCGTTAGGCAAAGTAGTTGCATTTGGCAATTTAATTATTTGCCCGCCAGAACCAGTAATTTGCCAATTCTGCACAGACGATGCAGTCAGCGTGATAGTTGTACCGCTTGCTGCTTGCGTTGTATAACCCTCAAACAAGCAATTAGTCGTTATGTTGCCATTTGCATCTCTTAATACAACAGAGTTAGCACCGCTAGACGATGTAACACCCGTTCCACCATTAGCAACCACCAATGTGCCAGCCAAAGTAACCGCACCTGTTGTGTTTGTGTTTGGCGTTAAACCCGTTGTTCCAGCAGAGAAAGTGCTTACAAAGTTGCCTGATAAAGCACTTGTTGGAATCGTTGTAGACGCTGTAACAGCACTTCCAGCGTTTCCGTATAGATAGCCAGTCAAACTACTTGTTGTAAGGCTTGCAAGTGCCGCAGAACCGCCCGTAATTGCTACTGAGTTAGCGTTCTGGGTGGACATTGTGCCAAGACCAGTAATGTCGGTGTTTGGTATCGTAGTAGACGCTGTTAATGGCGTTGTGCCGCCACCTTTTACATATCCTGTCAGCGTAGTAGCACCCGTTCCTCCGTAAGCCACACCAATCGTGCTTGCGTTCCAAGTGCCTGCTGTCAGCGTTCCTACACCAGTAATTCCCGTGTAAGAACCAGAGATTCTTGCCGTGTCTATCGTTCCAGATGTAATCTGATTTGCGGCAATAGCGATGCTTGTGTTAGTTACCGATGTAACTTGACCACTAGCGTTAGTGACAAATACTGGCACTTGTGATGCCGAGCCATAAGTTCCCGCACTACCCACGGGCGTGATGCTGAACTGAAAGCCAGTAAGCGTTAGTCCTGTGCCAGCCGTGTATATTGCGTTATTTGAGAATTGAACAAAGGTAACAGAAGTAACGCCTAAAGTGCCACCAGTTTGGTTTGTGTTGACCCAAGATGAGCCACTCCACACAGTACCAGAGATAATAAATAGGTAAGCTGCGACCAATTCATCCCAAGTGTTCGCATCTAAAGAGCGAGTCCATGCACTTGCAGAAGCCAAATAGATGCCGTTGTCAGCGCCTGCGGTTTGGTTCTTTACTAAAATTCTATTGCCAGCAGTTAGCGTAGAAACCCAATCGCCATTGGCTTGCACAGCAAGACCAGAAAGCGTAATGTTTCCATTTGTTGTGTAGTTTGCTGGTTGTTTAAACGACAAACCCTGTGTCGTAGCGTCTACATACGCTTTATTAGCAATATCAGTAGATGTTGTAGGGCTTGTAAATATCGTTCCAGTTGTCGTGGTGATATTTGTAAACACGCCCGTTGAAGGCGTTGTAGCACCGATAGTGGTTGAATTTATCGTGCTGTTTGTGATTATTAAGCCAGATTGACTTGGATTTACTGTCGCATAAAACGGCTGACCCTGACCAATAAAGGTCTGAAAAGTCCCGTCAACTAAAAAATATGCTTGAACGGGAAGTAAGTTTTGCAGAACTGAATTGGCAGGGTTAGCCATAGCACCCCTTTAAGATTGGTCAGCGGCAGGAGTTACATACAAAATGCCAGCAGTTCCAGAATTGGACTTTGCTGTTAAATAGTATGGTGTAGTTGGCGTTGCAATAATCATTGCGCTTGTCATGCCTGCTGGCAAAACAAAGTCACCATTAGTGCCATCCGTGGGAAACACGGGTGCGCCAGGGTCTGTTGGACCCCACTTCACAGCAATAGGGGCGGCACCCGTATTGAGAAACGAAGTGTAGTTAATCTGGTCATTTGTGTTGTCATCAATCAAAACTGCCG